TAGCCGGCAGCCCGCTCGAAGTGCGCCAGCAGCGCGTCGCTGAGTTGCTCGAGGTTGCTGGCGTCAGGGTCCAGGCCAGCGCCGATGATGGCGTTGCGGATCTCCTGCGTCACCATGTGATACCAGTACGGCCCGGGCACGGTCGGGCCGCTGGGTCCATCAGATCGCGGATAGCCGGACTGCGCGCCTGGCGGCAGCGTGGGGGGTGTGCCGGAAGCCTTCGATTCCCAGATCGCATCCATGGATCAGACCTCGACGTAGCAACCGCTGACGTAGACCGTCGACGTGTTGCCGAAGTTGGTATCGGTGGGCTGCCCGGCGCTACTACCTGCGCCGTCGTAGGTGCGAAGCTCGACCACGTTGGTTGCGTTCTTGATGAGTGCAGAAGGCGGGTGGGTCATGCCGCTCATCAGGTCCACCGAGAGATGCAACGGCACGATGTACGCCGACTGAGGCAAGCCGGTGAGCGCCACGGTGGCCACGCCAGTCGACGACCCTTTGGCGCTGAGCTTGATGCCGAAGCGGAACTGCACGAGCTTGCCTTGGCGAAACCAGTAGCCCTCCCTCACCGTGTAGGTCATGCCGACAGCCGCGCCACCGAACAGCAGCGATGGTGTGAACGAGGTCGGCTGCCCGGCCAGCGCAAGGATCGCGTCCCGCAGCTGCGTCAGCGTCGAGGCGTCGGGCGTGAGGCCCGCCGCGACGATGACTGCCCGCGCCTCTTCGCTCATCTGATGGAACCAGTAGGCGCCGGGGTTACTCGGCGGCGTCACTCCCGGGTTGCCCTCGGTGAAGTAGCCGGTCGAAGGCGAACCCGGCGCGGACGGGGGCGAGCCCGCTGCGCCCGACAGCATGGTGCGAAGATCCATCGTTGACCTCTAGGTGTAGGACATGACGCACACCGTCTGCGCGGGCTTGGCTGCAGCCATGAGTGCATCAAGAAACGCATTGCCGAACCCCGGCGTGGCCAGGACGACATCCGCTGTTGGCGAGTACGCGCCCGCCACCGTGGCGGAAGCGTTCACCTGGAATGCGTGAGCCCACGCGTCGCCGTAGATCGGGCCGATGGGCAAGGCCACGGTCCACGGCTTGAATTGCGTGATGGTCACGGTGAAGCCGAACGACGCCGCCAAGGCGATGAGATACGCCGCGCTCTGACCGCCCGTGTTGGCCAAGGCCGCGACCACCGCCGCCTGCCGCTCAGGCGTGGTTGAGGGGGGCGTGCCGTAGGGCAAAGGCAGCCCCAAGGTGCTCTCCCACTCGGGCAACAGACCAACTGCCGACGCCGGGAAGCTGTCGGTCAGGAAACCGTTCACGGCGGTGTTGGCGTCAGCCAGCGATTGCGCCAAGCCCGTCAGCACCTTCGTCAGCGTCGCCGAGGACTCGCGCGGCCATGCCGGTCCGCGAGGCAACAGCGCCTGCAGCCGCGTGACGTAGTCCGCGGCGGTATAGACCGGTGCGCTCATCAGGGGAACGAAACGACGCCAACGACCGGCAGCGCGCCTGCGGCCGAGGTGATGTTGCCGGCGGGCGAGGTGATCAGGAAACCCGCGGTGTTGGGCACGGCGGCCACGGCTGCCTGGACGTAGCTCAGGAGAACCGTCGTGCCGCTGGCGCCCACCGAGCCCTGGTCGAGAAACACCTGCTTGATCGCCGCGATGACCGCGTTCTTGGTTGCAGTGCTGGCCGAAGCCAGCCCGGTGATCGTGAAGTTCACGGTGTTCTGTGCCGGCGCGCGGGCTCGAACCAGAGCGGTGACCGGTTGACGCGAGAACAGGTAGTTGGCGAGCGTGAGTTGGTCGCCCACCGCCGCGGAGGCTCGCGACTCGTCTGTGGCCGCGCCATCGGTGCCCTGGGGGAAACCCCCGAACGCCGCCTGGGCGACATCCAACATGAAGTAGACCGACACGGTGCCGGCGCCGTCGCCATGCGGGATGCACCAGGAACGCGTCACCCCGGGCACCTCGCGGGCCCAGCGGACGTAGTCCACCTGCGCCCCACCGTACGCCGGCGACTGGAAGGCCAGCAGCATGCGGGACCGCAGCGAGTCGTCCGTCTCGATGTCTGCGCCGCCGGTGAAGGCCGTTGCTGCGGACACCGCGGCGTTCACGCCGGAGATCGCCGAGTAGAGGGTCAGCGCGGAGCCGGAACCCGCGTTGCCTGACGCGCCCGGGTCTGCGCTGGCCGCAACCGTCGCGAGTCCAGCTGAGATCGTCGCCGGGGCGGTCGTGGCGTACCTCCACCCATCCGCCCGGACCAAGGGCGTACCGCTCGGGATCGCGGTGCCGTTCGTACCGGTGAACGTGACGGTACCCGTGGCACTTGACGCCCCGAGCCGCGACACGGCCTTGAAAGCCGCCCACGCCTCAAGGAACTCTTCGTCCGCGGTGAACGGCGTGGCTTGACGCGAGGCCCAGTCGATATAGCCGTAGAGCAGGTACACGATGGCGGCCTGAACTTCGCCAAGGATGGCCAAGTTCGAGTAGCGCAGCAGCGGGTCGCTGCCGGGCAGCGCCGCGGCAAGATGCTGCGCGACCTGATCGCGCAATTGTGTCAGCGTGGGGCGCGAGTAGGGCATATCAGGAGATCCCGTTCCAGACCCAGTCGAATCGATTCTCTTGAGTCGTTCCGTCGTTTTTCACCGCAACCACCCGTGCGCTGAGGTGGCTGCCTGCGGCCCACTCGACCGTCGTATCGAAACGCGCCACAACGCCGTCGTCGATCAGCCATTGCAGAGCCTCGGCGATGTAGTCACGGGCTTGCTGCAGCGTCGATTGCGTGCGCTTGGATCGCGTGAGCATCCAGAGCCGCGAGCCGATCCGCGACGCCCCATCCGCCCACCAGCCTCGGCGGTCGCCGGACCCGTCCGGCAGGGCGTCATCGACCGCAGCGCGCCGCTCGCTGAAGAGACTGATGATCATGGCCGTGGCCAAGTCATTGCCTTGCGTCAGTTGCGTGCCGGTCATCGACCAATCGCCGTACGCGCCGGACCACGTCGTCGTGATGTCGCTCATGCCACAGTGCCCGAGTTGACGCCGCCGGCGGCCACGCCGCCATGTCGGTGCGATTCATCGATTCGCTTGCCGTTGGCGCTTACCTGGCCGGTGTGGGTCGTATTGCCCGTAACGCTCACGTTGCCAGTCACTGCGACGTCGCCGACGATGCTCACCCCCAGCGGCGCAGTGATCTCGATGCCCGTACGCGACAACTTGATCACTTGACCCTGGTCGTCGGCCAGCGCCACCTCGCCGGGCTGTAGATGCAATCGGTACATCTGATGCCCCGTGGCGATCACGACGGGGTCGCTGGGATTGCCCGCGAGGAACAGCATCACGGCGTCGGCGCCCGCCGGGGGATTGCCGTGCAGGCCGTACTCGCCGAGCCGGGGAACCAGGTGCTGGACCCAGTCGCTCCCAACCTTTACCTGCACCAGCTGGACTGCCTTGGTGTCGTCGACCAGTTGAACGCGGGATCGCATCACCAGCATGCGCAGCCGGTTGAGCAGTTCCGCCCACATGTCACTTACCCCGGACGAAGATCTGCGCAAGCTCGGCAGGTATGCCGTACTGCGGCAGCACTGGGCGTACGGCATACGCCGCCGGAGGCGCCAGGGTCAGTTCGCAGTGCGTTCCGTCGCCGTCCTTGATGTAGACGACCTCGCTGACCATCCACGTCACATCCTCGATCTTGAGCGTCGACAGCTTGACGCGAGCGAGAGTGAAAGGCCGGTAGAGTTTGCCTGCACCATCGCGCCACGAGTCGGTGACGATGCGAAGGTAGTGCGACTGGCCCCAACGGCGAGCCGCCTCCCACGCGCCGCGATCGAACGCAACTTGAAGCGACTGCTCTTTGCCCCACTCCGCAATCAGCGCCGCTGGCCGATGACGCGTCACGCCCTGGTCGGCCCTGACGGTGATCTTGTTCTCGGCCTCGCCGAACTCAAGCAGTGGGTTGAACGAGAACACGTACGTCGTGTACTCGCTGAAACGCTGATCGTCAGACAGCGACAGCGAGGCCGAAAGGATGTTGACGCCTTCCTCAAACCCAGTACCCGCCACCTCGAAGTTCAACGGTGCGTCTTCTGCGGCCGAAGGGCCTTCCGCCAGCAGCAACGAACCGTCAGCCTGCTCGAACGCGAGAAGACCGGCGAGGCGGCACATGCGGTCGATCAACTGCCACGGCGTTTCACCGATCATCAGCACCATGTACGGGATGAGCCGACTGGTCCGATCGGTGCCGGGCAACCCCACGGACGGGCCGGACGCGCCGGCTACGGTGATGCCGAACGGCTTGGCGAGATCCTTGGCCACCTGCAGGACGGAGGTGGACATGATCTGCTGGCCAGGCCAGTACGCCGCGCAGTCGACGAGGTCTTGACACTTGCCGCGCCCCGACATGCTGACCTCATGCGAATGCGAGCCGATGCTGCCGGTCCACCGATTGACGTACCCGGTCACCATGCGGTAATCGCCCAGCCACACCTCGCACTTGTCGCCTGGGCGTACGGTCAAACTCTTAGGGTCACCCGTCGCTTCCGACGTTGTCGCCTCGAAGACCCGCGGGCATGTCTCGATGCCGGCGGTTATCTTGACGGACTTCCAACCGGTCAGATCGACGCCATTGACCTTGATCGTCACGTCGTCCGTCTTGGCGCGGATGCCCGTCGTGATGATGACTTGCGGATCGCTCATGCCGACAGTGCCTGAAACGAGATCGGCATGAACGCCGGATGGCGCGGCGCCGCGCGACTCACCAACTCGGGCTCGCGCAGGATGTCGTCGTACAGGCGCGAAGCGAGAACCAGGGAGGGCATGCTGCCACCGACCTGAACCAATTCCAGGCCGGGGAGCCGCGCCCCGCGTTGGTTGATGTCCGCCACGCTGGCGGCTTTGAGCGAACGCATTTCACTGAACACGCTGTCATCGCCTGCGTCTGCAGCGTCGGTGATCAACGAATCAAGCGCGTCGACCACGATCGAGCGCACGAGCACGGCGTCAGCCAAGCTCACGGGGGCGTAGGCCGCAACCGCCAGCGCCAACTGCACCGCCGCGGCGCGCCGCAGCATGCGCACCGACTCGGTTTGCACCGTCAGCGCGGCGCCCGCCGTGCTTCCGACCGCTGCGAACGCCACCATCAGCGCAAGCGCACGCACCGCGTCGCCCGGCGTGGGGGCCCCCGCCCTGACCGCCTGCGCCAATGCCTGGGCCGACGTCACGAAGTCGTCGGTCGTGGTCGGGCCCAGGTTCTGGCCGGCCGTGTCCAACGCGGCCGCGGCAGAGGTGACCGCGGCACGAGCTTCGGACGACTGCACCTTGAGCGCCTCGACAGTCAGCAGGGTGCCGACCACCACGACCTCGCCTGTACGCACGCTGCCAGCGCGGGACAGCAGGCGGCCGAACTGCCCGGGAAGGGTCGTGGCCAAGTTGATGAGGCTGGTGGCATCGCGCTGCGCCTGCGTGGCAACTGCCGCCCATGCTCGCGCTTGCTTGAGCCCTTCCGACGCCGCAGCGAGCCCCGTGCGCAACGCCTCGACGGCCTTCTTTCCGTAGACGACCAACGCCTGCAAGTCGGTCAGCTTGCCCGCCTCTTGAACGTCCGCGCCCGACCGTTGCGCGGCCTTGGGGTACTGTTGCTTGCCTTGCTCGATGAAGCGCAGCGTGAACTCGAAATAGCGGCCGCGATCCCACACCTCGCGACAGACGTAGTCCATCAGCGCGACCTTGCGCTTGCCGAGAGTCGGGTGTACGAGTTCGCCGTCGCCCTTCGCTTCGAGCTTCGCGATCAGCGCGTCGCGCTGAGCGATCACGTCGTCCCCGACGACGAAACCCTTGACCTCGAATCGCCGCGCCGCGCGGCCCAGGTCTTCGACCCACGGCTCGTCGCGGAAGGGGTACTCGTGCAGCGCGTTGCGCCGGCCGAACTGCGACGCCCCCTCCAGCACCGCGAAGGGCACGCCCCGGTAACTGGCGGGCTTCAGTTGCGAGAAGTACGAGCCGCCCGTCAGGCGCCCGAGCGTCTCACCCAGGCCCTTAACCGTGTTGTCGATCCCCTGGACCGAGTTGAACACCCCGTTCAGGCTCATCGCGGCGCCCCCGGGCCCGAGCGTTCAACCTTGAGGGCCGGGCCGTTCGACGTGGCCGTCACCTTGTGGTCAGGCGGCGCGGTCACCGTGATGTTGACTTGGGCGGGTGCGGAGGCTGCACCTTCCTGTCCCATCGCGCGAGCGCGTTGCCACGCCGGAACGCCGGGCGAGGCACCGCCAAGATAGTTGTTGGCCGCCCGGTCTTTCAGCATATCGACGACCGGCTTGTCTTGACGATCCGCCTCGGCGATGCGACGTCGCGAAGCGGCGTCGCTCAAGAACGCGTCACCAGCCATGTCGCCTACGTAGTACCCGGCAGCACGAGCGCGTTGGCCGTACTCGACCAACTTGCGTTCGGACTCAATGGCGTTCCGAATGCGCGCCGAGTCCATCACGACACCAGTACCTCGCGCCATGCCGGCGTACTGCCCGGCGCCGCGCCGCCCCAGCGTGTAGATCGACTC